TTACCTCCGTTTTGATTTAATTGCATTACCATATTTATTAAAATATAATAATCTTTATAAACCTTTTGGTATAGCAAGAGAAGGATTCGAACCTCCGCACTTCGCCGCATGAGGGCGACGGGCTGACCAGACTGCCCCATCTTGCTGAATTAATAAAAAAATAAAAAATTTATGCTTGATTCGATTTAATCGAACTCAAAATTTCGACTAACTTCGTTCATTTCATAGTCTACATCTTGGTCGTTATCATCGTCGTACAAGTCAGTAATATTTGCTGTCGTAACAACATAAACTACTTCGTTTTCATCAAGGTCTGTATCAGCGTAGACAATTCTTAAGAATCCTTCTACACAGAAATTTCCGTTATCTGCGTCATCCTCAGATGCTGCTGTAACTTCTTTTTCCTTAACATCAATTCTAACAATCTCTAAGTAATCATCATCCATACCCAAAAGGTCAGATAGTAATTCCTTAAAGTCTTGTGCATCAATTTCATTGCTTGCGTAATCAATTGCGTTATTTATGTCTGTTTGACTAATGTCTTCAGACTTCCAAGCTACTGCATCAAGAATGCTTGCAATCTCTGCTGAGTTATCAGCCTGTGCTGGAATAACTATCAAAGCTGCAATCTGTGCTGCTGTAGGAACAACAACTTCTGATGGTGTATTTGGCATAATTACTGATGTGAACAATCCTAATAGAACTGTACAAACGATTATCGTAGCTACGATTGAACCATTATTTGCTTTCATTTATTTCCTCCATTGTAATTTAATTGTTGAACAGTACATCTACTTATCTCTGAGTCTAAAAAGTAATAAGCGTTTGATATTTCTGCATAATGTAATCTTGGGTAATCTCTAATCAAACAATGAAATCTATCTTCAGTTACTACATAAGTCTCATTACAATAATTGTCGGCGTAATTTGTTAAGCAATCTAAATCTATTACTTCTTTGGTTATTTGGTCTTGGTCTTGGTCTATAAAAATAAGAACAGAAACAACCACAGATAGGAGACATATAACTATCAAAAGATATGTTACACATGAAGTTTTAATATTCAAACTAAATCTACCTCGAAGTTTTGATACTGCTTTTATCATAATATAATACTATTATCATGCTTAATAAAGGTTCCTATGAGGTGTAAAGTCTAAGTTCCTTTGTCTTTGTTCTTGGCTTATTTGTCTGGTATCTCTGACAATCATAATAATTTCCAAATTTATTCCAACAATAAGGTTCTCTACATTTTTCAATATAAGGACAAAAATCATTCATCTTTTTCTCTAATGATTTTTTTTTATTTATCAAATTCAGCTAACAAATCTTTCTTAGCTTGTAGTAAAGCTTCGAGGTTAGAAATTTCAGAAAGAACATCTGATTTAAAAATTCTGTCTCTATTTTCACTAACAATTTCTAATTCCTCGTTGCTGATATTATTTATTGTTTCCATTATTATTTTATAGTTATTTGTCTACTTCCTAATGTGTTTACTTGATAATGTATTCCTACTGTCGCAATTAAAATATCTCCAGCATAAACAAACGGGGATGTTGCAGCGACTCTTGTTAGTGTGAACATAAACTGGTCTCCTATTTTAAAGTTAGTTCCTGTGATTGCTGCGAAGTCTGTTCTTACTGTTTTGTATTGTGCATCTATTGGAGTGTCTGGGCTGTCAATCGTAACCGCAGCGTCGAGAGTTGTCCCATCCCTCATCACAATATAATTTAATCTCCATTGAACATTATCAGTTCCACTTGGGGCAGCTATTCCTTCCCAGTGAACATGAAAAACTAAGTCAGTTCCTTCAGCGTAATCATGTTGTAACTCAAAGCCTCCACTTACTTTCTCTCCAACTGCAAAAGCATAAGTTGGAATGGCTGTGTCTGCTCCTGCTTCATCTAAGAAATTTACAACTCCTGGAGCCCCCGAGGTTGGTCTTGTTAATAGATAGCCCCCTATGTTTAGGTCTTTGTAAGCTTTTGCACTTCCTACAGCCTCCATAAATCCAGTAGCACTCATCTCAGTATAATTAGTCGAAACATTCCCTAATCTTAAACTTGTAGCAACATCAATAATCCCATTAGTGCTATCTGAATATATTTGAATATCTGATGAAGTAGCACCAGCAGAAAACTTTCCATCATCATTTGTAATATGAACACTACCATTAGCACTTATTGTTAATTCTCCTCCAGCAAAAAACGCTGAACCGTCGGTAGTGCTAAAATCAATCCAACCTGAACCTAAATAAGTTGTTTGTTTAGCTGAAGTAATAACCAAGTGTCTATCCCAATTTAAAAACATAAATGCGCTTCCTCCTCCTGCTTCACTCCCTGACCAAAATTCTATATATCCACCTCTTGCTCCTACAGGAATACCCCCTCCTCCAATCCCATGAGCTATTATACCTGCTTGATTAGTTTCATTAGCATTAACTTCCAATCCTTCTCCAAAAGTTCCTGTTCCTGCTCCTACTAAGTTTCCACCTGAACTTATTGTTAAATTCGTTTTGGCAAAAGATGCACCCCCATCAAGTAAACTAATCCAAGCATTTCCTCTATCTAAATGTATTCCTTGTAGAGTTGTACTAAAAACTATTTGCTGGTCGAGATTTATAAAAGTATATCCACCAGGAAAAACATTATTCATCCACCATTCAATAAAGCCACCTCTTGCACCAAAAGGACCTCCTAAATCCATTCCCTTCAAAGTCAAACCAACATGATTAGTTTTGTTAGTATTAACCTCCAAACTTTCCCCAATTAATGTATCATCTAGTATACTAACCCCTGTTCCATCAGTTGATATTTGAAAATAAGGATTACCACCAATAGCAACTGCTTTAAATTGTCCATAAATATTACTCTCTCCAGTAGGATAACCATAAATCCTAAAATCTCTATTCTCTCCACTTGTACTATCTTCAAAAACTCTAATTCCATCAACTAAGTTAGCACCTGGATTGAAACCCATATGATTTTCTCCAGCAACAAGTTGTAAAAATGTGGTCGTAAATGGTGTCCCTGTTGTTGTCCCTAATCTTATTTGAACTTGGTCAGTAGACTCAAATATAAAATTTCCAGCAGAACCATTACTATATAATTTAACATCTTGACCAGCCCCGAGTTGCAAACCATTTGTATCACTTGCTATGTTTATATTTCCTGTTGTTGTAAAATCATAAATTCCAATATCAATATTCACATTAGCATTACTCCCATCTATTGCTAAATATCCGGCATTAATCTCTACACCATCTCGAGTAATTGTGCCTCCAGAAATATCTCCTGTTGTTACTAAATTCTCACTTCCAATATCAATAGTTTTGTTCGCACCAATATAAGGTACATAATCCCTATCTAAAAGCCCTCTACTAACACCACTAATTTTCTTTATTGTCATTTAGCTGCTCCCGCAAATACTGTCTGTGCAGCAGTATCTGACACTACATAAATGGCATTTGTGGAATCATTATAATCTATAACGATACTTTCTCCAATATCTAAAAAACTGATGGCATTCGAACCATCATTTGCAACATTAGATTTACCAACATAAATCAATCCTGTATTATCATTGGCTGCGGTTATGATTATTGATTCTGTTACTCCTGAAAATGTTAATACAACTGCTGTTGTCCCTACACTAATTGGCCCTTTCCCTTCTAGGTCTGAAGAGATGTGTTGGACAGAAGTAACTGGTAATGGGTCTGAAGCAGTATGTTTATCATAGGTCTTTATAACAGATTCACCTACACCCTTGTCCTCATAAGAATCAACCTTATTCTGATGGAATGATTTTGTCATCTTCTACCTCCGGTATTGCCTCATCCGAGTCCATAGGGACTTCTATTTGAGGAATAATAACTTCTTCTGGCTTAACATCAAGAACCTTGATAATGTTCTTATGCTCATTCAGGAACCTATCTACAAACATTATATTCTCGATGTCATCTTCCATTTTCTCAACAGAACATCTAACATTGAATAGACCTGATGTAGTCCAAAAGTCCCAGTTAGTTTCATTCTCCTTAACGAATACAGTTTGTTGCATGAACTGTTGTTGGAATGTTTGCCAATCTAGTGTGAGTATCACTTTACCCTCCTTGACCTTAACCTAGTCCTGCAATTGATGTGGAGTGGCGGAGCCAAAGCTCTAACGGTTTTATTGTCAGCCTTAACTATAAAGTCCTTATCTAGAGCTATGGCCTTTGTAGGATTACCATACTTACCGAAGGCACTATTCTTACCATTGCTTCCAGCTGGTGTGTTACAGAAAGCTGAACTGTTCTTACTGTAAGGGACTACATCCAACCACTTCTTTAACTTAATACCCGAAAGCTCTGCTTGTTTCATAGCCTCTAAACGACCAGAATTATTTGCCCTATTAGTCTCAGTCCTTATAACAACCTTCAACCTATTGATAACAGACTTATCATCCCTAAACACTCTCTTAACCCTTGCAATAATTTGATTTCTATCCTCCTTGTTCTGAAGGCCTCTTTGAACCTCTTGACGTAGCTTACTTCCAACATCATCTACAGCATCTTGGAGGTTTTGTTCGACATAATTGTATAGACCCTCTAACTGCCTTTGTGCATTTGCTGGTAAAGTAAAGTTAATATCAGGTTGTACTTCCTTGTCTATAAATTCTATTCCCTCAACATAGTCCTTTCTTAGGGCCCTATCAATCAAATCTTTGAATTTATCAATGTTAAATAGTTCTTTTGTTTGATTAATTAGAATATCAATTAACCCTTTAAGCTCAACTTCAATATGATTGTTTGATTTCATCGTCACTGACATTCTCCAGTTTTCTTACTATCTCATCGCCTAGCTTATCTATATGAGCTTCAATCTCATTGACTGGATTATCCTCCTTAACTGCCTTCTCTTTAACTACTTCTTTTTTCTTATCTTTCATATCATCCTCAGCTTCTTCTCCACCATTCATTACATCCTGCTCATCTTCCATATTAGACACAGCTTCTTCTTGGGCAGACTCTTTGCTTGCCTTTAACTCTTCTAAGTCTATCCCTCGTTCCTTAGCTATCATCTCTGGTGTCTTAATGCCCAACGTAATTTCCTGTTGAAACTTAGCCAACTCCTTAATGTCTTCATCTATATCATACATATCAAATTCAAATTCTAAAGGTACATCTCCAAAAGATGGTAACTCTCCGACCTGTCCAGTAACAGACTTTGCAAAGAACTCTGGAATTATTTGAGTGTTAATGTGATATTGAATCACCTGCAATAGTGGTCTAATAGCTTTTCTCTTAAAGGTCTTAATTTGATTAGCCCCCTCAGCTTTGTTAGAATCCTGTGTGAAACCCATCTCATCTGCGTTAACTCCAAATGCCATCCATAGAATCTTAGTGAACCATTCCTGCTGTGATATGATATCCATCTCCTTAGCATTCATCTGAAAGGGTGTGAACTCTACCTTGCTTGAAGAGATTGGGAACTTGAAGAATTTCTTCCTCTTCTTACCAAACTTATCCTCAAATCTAAAATTGTTTTCAAAGTTCTCCCTAAACTGAGTTATCTGTGCCTGTTGAGCTCCAAGTAGTTGGATAGCACCTGAAGGCATATTGTTATTAGTATAAAAGTCTAGGTTAAAATCAATACCATAAACTAGATTCAAAATTGTTTCCATCAATACTTCCACCGGGCTTCGTCCGTAAATGCTGTCCCCTCGTGGGTTCTGCATTATATAGCAAATCTCTCTCTTACCAAATGGCACAGGCAAGCTTCCAGCTGTCCACCCATATTGAAAGTATGCTGCGTCTTCCTTGAAAAGAAGAGCATACTGTTTCATTATTTGTTGCTGTGTTACTGTAGGGGTTCCTCCAACGTCTACTGCTACTCCAGTGAATCCATCTGGAAGAGGAGCTACGAAATCTCTTCGGTCTCCAATGTAACCATAGATATCTGGGTTCTTCAAGAATAAAGAACCATCCCTTGCGTATAACTGTTTGAACTCCCCATCAACATTAAACACTTTTACGAACACCCCAGAATCAACCTCACAGATATCAGTAATGACTCGTCGTAGTAAATGATTGAAGGATTCCTCATTACCGTTTGGATTGTTAAAGAACTTTGTAATCTCCTTAATCTTTTCATCATGGTCTACTGGTTGCTTATCTTCTCTATCTTCTGGTTCTTTGTTAATATTATCGTCTGGGAAATCTTGTACATCTTGGAACTCTTCCTTCACCTTAATTTCCCAATTGATAGAAGTAGCCTCATCACACAAAGTCTTAATGACAGAAAAGACATAAGGGTTCTTAGCTAACTCCTTCAGTTGAGGAGTATTCACTCTTCTCGGCATACCGAATGGTGGCTTGTAAAGGAAGTTAGGTATATAGGCTTTAAAGATTTCTTCGGACTTGTTTTCTCCAGTAACTGCATTAGGTTCTACAGTTCTAGCAGTATTATCTGGATTTCTGTTTCTTCTGAAGATATCTTTGAAGTTCATAGTATGAAGTGAGTTATCATCCACCGTCCAAACGGTGAGGGTCATGTTAATAATAAATAAAATAAATAATATATAAAACCATCTACTCTAAAGCTTTATCTAGGTCTGATAGTTCTTTGTTGATTCTTTTAAGCTCATTAGCTATAAACTCTGACTGAGTTAGTAATTGTCGTTTCATAGCTACCTTCCCAATATGAGTATTTAAGGCTGTAAGATTCTCTCTGCGTTGCTTTGACCCTTTCATGATAGTTTCCTTAACTGCTTTTACTAAATCAGCATCAAGCTCTTCTACATTAAAATCTTTTAACTCTTCAAGTTTCTCTGCAATTCCAATAGCCTGCTCATCGCCTTTCTTTTTCTCTCCAACTATGAAATCTCTCAAGATGTGAGCTTTGTCCTTGTCAATCTCTTGAATAGTTACTTGTGTGTATTTTCCGATATAGCCTTTACCTTCAGGTGCGTCCTTCTGTGGTAGCCATAGCTTATCACCAGACGAAACTGTTACATGTAACTTATCTCCAACCATTTCAAATTTCTTGTCTTCCATTATTTTTTATCCTCCGTTAATTTAGTTTTTGAATAGTTGGTCTTAAATGTTTCTTTGGCTATCTTCTTTTCTTCAGCACTCATATCTTCCCATAGTAGTGGTGAACCTACTGCTTGTACCCTAAAGACCTTTGAACACTTCTTACATTTTAAGATTAGAACGTTCGTGTATATTTGTTGAACCCTAAACCATCCAACTGTCTTTGACACAGTCTGTTTGTGCCCCCCTTCCTTCCCACAGTAAGGGCATCTTAAGTATTGACAATGTTGGTCATCCATCAGAAAAGCCAATTCCAGAATTTATATGTAAGCATTAAAACCGTTAAAGCTATAGCCATATCTAAGATGTCATAGCCAGTGAGTAGTAGTCTATGTCTATGCTCACGTATTGTCATTGGAACTTTAGTCATATTTGCACTCCTTGGGTTTCCAGAATCCTTCTTTTGTTTCTCCTTTCCATGTCTTACATAAGAAGGGTTTCTTCTCATGAATATCACAAAGGTTGTCTTCTGTTAGGTGAGGACATCTCATTGGAACTATTACAGTATTGTTTTCTATTCTACACCCATGAGCTTTGTAATACTCCAACTGTATTCTCTTTTCTCTGAGGTCAGGAATCTCAAATGTTAGTGTCTTACAACAGGCACCACATTGCTTACAGCCCATGTTCTACATCCAACTTTATTTTAATATGTTTACTACAATCCCAAGCTCCACGGACATGGTCCTCAAAGTCTATGTCTGGTATAACGCCACCACACTTTTTACATATTTGTGCCATTAACCTACACACAACCTTAAGTTCTTAGCATGACCACACGTTGTCTTCCACAAATAAGGACTTATCTTTTTAGTTATTGTATCAATGACATTAATCATAGGCTCACCACATATTGGACAAAACATTCTTTTACCCATAGTCGAACACCACCTGGTTAGCTTGATTTATTAATTCTAATGCGTAGCCAAGGGCGATAGGGATATCTGGATGAACACCTGCCTCTACTAGTCTTCCTTCTGATAAAGCAAATGATGTACACTCTGCTAGTATCTGGTCTGCTATATCCCTGTCCTTCTCAGTCTTATAAGGAATCACAAACATGTTATTTTCAAAGGCAGTAGATAGTCTCATAATCAGATTAAGCTTTCCGACCGTATGTCTTTTTTCACTCCAATCATAGTCAGGCTTTAACCTTGCTGCAGGGTCTGCTGCTGCAGTCCAGAATAAAGTGATTGGGAGGTTCCACTGTTGAATGTCTTTGCTGATAGCCTTGATACTGTTCTCCTCTAGCCCTATCTGGTCATAGTGGAACTTCTCATGTAAGACATCTCTGATGATTGTCATTTGTGACGTAATAGATAGTCCTTTGTATATATTGCAGTTGGTCATATAGAACTTTCCATCATCTTCGTTTTTGCCTAAACCTATGAACGGTGAAGTGTCTGCAGTAACTCTATCACTGAAGGCAAAGTCGCAGCCAAGGGTTCTATAGCTAAACTCAATTTTATTGATATCATCTTGGCTAAGTGTTGAGTCAAAGCATTGTTCTATCCACTCTCTCTTTATCAAAGACGATGAAGTGTCCAGTGGGTTATTCAGATACTCTTGTTGAAACGGGATAGACCCTATGTCATGTTTAATCTTTGCCAACTTCTCACGAGTGAATCGTTCAGGCCATAAAAGGTTGTTAAGACTCTCATCACAAGCCTTGAATATCTTACCCTTGTATAAGTCTATCTTATTCTTGAGTAGTGAGTCGTAGTGTAGTAAAGTTCCGATGAACTTGAAACGCCCATTGATATCCAGGGAGGGTATAACAACCTTGTTTAGTTTGTTCCTATCCTTAATCCTAAGCTCTGGGTTCAATACTCTTTGGTCGTCTTCAATGTCATCTCCGATGATTAGTGTTGGCCTCATATTCTTATACTTGAATCCTCTAATGTTCTTTTCGAATGAGACTGCCTCTACTCTACACCCTCCTACATCAAAGCAATCCTCCCTGTCCTTACCGTCATCATCCCTTGCAGCCTTTGGTGTTATGTCTCCATACACGAACTTAAGCAATTTATTATTCTTGAACTCGTCTCTGATAGGGTCTAAGAACTGAACTGTCTTTGAATGATTCTGAGACATATACACGATGTATTGCTCAAGATTATTAACTATGCAGTAGATTAGAAATATCAATCCTGTTACTGATGATTTACCATGACCTCTTGGTGCAGCACATGCTCCATTCCCTTCAGCGAATAAAAAATCATATAATTCTTGATGAAAACTAGGACTAGTATTAGTCACTGTCTTAGGAAAGAATGTTACTGCAAAAGTGCTAATATTCTCCTTGAATGAGAATACATGCTGCAAACATTGCCTCAAAGTAAGAATAATCATCAGAATTCTTTATCATCTTACCAACTTTACTTGGTGATACTAGAAGAGTTTTCATAGATTAAACTCCTCAGCAACAATCTTACACGGTGGACAAAAGTTCTTAGTGATTCCGTGTTTTATCAATTTGGTGTTGCATTTTATACAAAGTTTTCTGAAAGGAGCTAATCTATTATCACGACTTCTCAAATTGCAAACAGTACAGATTCTACAATGTTCACTTTTTGGTATGAAAAGATTCCCACATCTGTTGCACGTCTTTGCCTCCTTAGAGTCTTTTAAGTATGTTAAGTAGGAATTACTCATCTTATTAAAAAAAGTTTATTAGAAGGAGGTCTTTGGAGCTCATAGGTAGATGTTTACTCTAACTCTACTCTAACTCTATGAGTCTAATAACTTCCTTTTCTCGTTCCTCCGGTGTTAAAACATTTATCTCAATTGATATTTTCTTGTTGGACTCTGCTGTCCCATGTTTTAATTTGTACCAATCAATAATGGTTTTAGTCACGGAATTCTTATCTTTGTAATCACAATCCTTCTGTAGTTCTACCAACCACTTCATAATGTGCATAGCTGCTAACTCTGAAGAGTCCATCATCTCATACAGTAATAGAGCATCTGCATCAGTCATACCACGCTTTTTCATCTCTCTAAGCTTCGCCGCAAGGATAGATTTAGGGTTGTTTTTGTTAGCACGCCCTCCCTTAGCACTGATTTCCCTTGCAACCTCCTTGGTTTTCATAGTAACAGGAATCAGATTCTTATAACCCTCTTCACTTCCCATACAATAATAATATTATCCTCATTTATATATTTTTCTATCAGTAATTGTGTTTTTTTATTCCTAAAAAGTAATAAAAACAATGAAATATAGAAAATAGATAAAATTAGTACATTCCTAAACACTATATACGAGGCTCTAGCTATAAAAGTAATAGGAAATGTACTAATTTTATCTATTTTCTATATTCATGTGATTTGTGATTAAAATAGAAGAAACATGATTTGAAAATTCAGAGGATATATCTTTATAAAGAACTTTCTATTTCTTCTATTATGAAGGTGCCAACACAATTAACAAAATGTAGGTTTATCAAACTAAAGCAAGGTGATATTGATACTGAA